CATGTGATTGGGTATCAAGACAACATTGGAACCAGGAAAAAAGGCGTCACAAAAGTGCTTATTATTTCCTATAATGAATTCCATATGGACCAAGTTCGCCTTCACATTCTCGCGCAATTGTTCAAAAGTAACATTGGAGCTCTTGTCCGGAGCTCTATACGCGGGAATTTCTACTGGCACCCACTTATTGACTTCTGCATCGCGGGCTTCCACCTCTTCAACTGTGGTAGGAGCGATGTTGCCTTGGCTCTTCAAAGCGCGAATAGATCTTACACTCTTAATAGCCACATACAGAATACCAATAGCCGCACTGGCTCCGATGATATACGAAGCGTAATTATCCCTCACAGAAGCCATAAGCTTTGGAACATGCTTATGATCGCTAATCACTTTGTCACGAATTCTCTTCTTAGAGGCTTCCAGCAATAATCGATATGAAATGGATTGGCGTGTTGCGTGGGCGATGAAAGCTCCGATAGTCAGAAAAATGGCCATGGGTCCAAACAGGAATGGTACAAAGTAAACAGCAAGCATGAGAATGAAAAAAGGAAATGCAGTGTCGTAAGACCAAATTCCCAACTTGTTGTAAAATTCGCTGTCAGTTCTCTTGGTGTGTTTTATAATCTTATCCATGTACTTGGGTTTGTCCAAGACATAACTGGGTATCCAGTTAGTCCAAGTAGTCCAAGGGGAATTTTCTAACTCACGCAAGTTATCGATTAGAATATCTGTCGTAATGTTCTCGACAAGATGGACGGATTTTTTGATATTCTTCTTATCCAGTCCTAATCGACCTACCACACCTGGTTTACGCCACGTTCCGTGCAAATGTGCATTGAGGCGTCCGGCTAAGTGTCTACCCATGTTCCAGGGTAGATAACCTGATTTGTAGACAGCCTTCGCAGCACCCACCACCATCTCTTTCGTGAGATTCTCAAATAGTGGGAAGCCAGAAATGCTGCTCCCTGATTGTACCTCGAGCATAGCGTATGGATTCTTTTCTGTTCGCAGCCATTCGCAATGCGGACAGTCCGTAAGGACATTCACATCTTCAAATGGCATGCCACAATCCTTGCACAAAATCATATTCTCACCAATGTTTTTACTAGCATTTACCACACGTTCCTGGTTGGCGTAATGTTTTTTACTTGCATGTTTCAAATATGCTAGGAGTGTGTACAATCTAACTTTCTCCATTGGTTGACCTTGGAATTCCACAGCTTTCCAGCCGATCCCATTGTCAATCCCGCAAGCGGTGAGATTTTGATACGAAGTTTCAACCTTGAATTCCCACAAATCTGGGATCATGGGTGTTCCATCAGGATAGAGTTTCTCGATCTTTTCCGGATCAAGCATACCATTCGTGCTGACAATCTCTCGTACTGTCACAGTGATCGTGACATTCTCGCGTCTCGTAATCGAGAGCGGATTGTTCGAGTAGATGCTAGCACCACCATCCTTCACATTCTTGGTGATGATGAACACTTTGGGTTTAATTTCAACCTTGCCTTTCTGAGCTAGATCAGCCATATTCGCGGTGTTCTTCACATTGTTATTCACAGCAAGAACAAGTTCGGTGGGAGGCGTCTGCACAAAATTTGCATTGGTGTTACCCATGTCATCAAGGATAATGGCATTAATGTACGATTTCATTCCTGACCAAAACGCATCTTTTTCGTTCAAAACCAACGTCATGTTGTCGGACGAATCAAATCCATTCGACTTCAATATAAAGGCGATGAGAATGGGACACAAAGTGGACTTACCTACAGCAGAAGTTCCATAAAGACCTAACGTGTAAGGTGCCACTCGTGACCCACCTCCTGAGGACGTGGTGCGAAA